TGCACCAGCCGTTGTAGCTGAAAGGAATACAGCATCACCTTCAGCAAATGCTGATGTATCTAAGCCATTGACCAGTCCGTTAATAGTCGCATAACCAAAGCCATTGTTTGTAATGTCTGTAGTTGTTACGCCAATAATGTCAGCAGTAGAAAAGCTAGTAGCCAATGCCAAAGCAATGGTAGGCGTGTTGCCTGTTGCCCCGTTAATATAGACTACTGAGCCATTAGGGATTGTTGCCCCTGTTTGGTTGCGTACACGGACAATTTCTTCTTGCCCGATGTTTACAGTCATCTGGCTGTTATCGTTGTAATAACATAGCGTTTTGGCTGTTGAATCGTAGAACACACGGCCTTCTACATAGGTAGGAGCAGTTGTTGGCGTGTAATTCATATATGCCGCAGTACCATCTACTGTTGCACCTGATAGCGTAGGAGTGTTGATTGTTGGGCTAGTCTGCAATACTACTGAGCCTGTGCCAGTTGTTGCTGTGGCAGGGAACGCACCTACATCAGAATAGGTCAAAACTACTGCACCTGTTTGCCCGTTTACCGATGTGACTGTTTCCGTATTGTCAATCTTTTGCCATACCGAGCCATTAAATACTGCCCAATCGCCCACCAACCAATCAGTAATGCCGTTGAGATTAGTATTACCAGCAACATTGACAACATAGTAATAACCTTTAGTACCCACAGAGGAAGTAAGAGTAGGGCTGTTAGTGCTTGCATTCCATGTTCCTTGATAGCTAACCCCACCTTGAATACTGGCAGGGATTTGTGATAGCGGTACTGTTCCACCAGCATCTAGCGTAGCTACACCAAGTGCGGCCGCTTTTTCTGTTGTTGGAATGTACCCTGCTACTGTTGTGCCAGTAAGTGAACCGCCTGTGATAGCCACATTATTAGCATTTTGGGTGGACATTGTTCCCAAGCCTGTGACATCCGTACTTGGTACGGTTGCACTAGCTGTCATATTGGCTGTGCCGTTACCCTTTACATAACCAGTTAGGGTTGCCGCACCTGTACCACCATTGGTTACGGGGACAGTTCCCGTTAGCGTGTGGTCGGCATTCCAATCTGACGGTTCTACAAGGGTGTCATCACCAGCATCAGGGATAGCCGATACTTTTAAATGCTTGACTGTAATAGCCATTATTGAACTCCGATGATTTTACCGTCTTGTCCCCGTACCACTTGTTTAGGTCTATTGTGGTTCTCGTTAATGGTATTGACCAAATCACCTAATGCCAGCGTCATTTGTTGGTTGCTCATGCTAATAGCGTCTGCAATAGGTTGCATAGGATGTTGCATTGATGCCGCCATAGATTCTTCAGACAGGTAGGCTTGCTCACCGCTAGATTCATCAGCACCAATACGGGCAACTTCAATCTTTGCACCGTTGTTAATGTGTGCTAACAAGACCTGAGTATTACGCTCGGTGTTCATCTTCATCTGAGCAACTTTCATCTCCATCTCACGATCCATCATGTTCCGCTGTTCTTCTAGCTGGAATTTAAGCTGGTTCTCTTGGGCTTGGTACTCTTGTTTAGCCTTCTCCAAGTCCATCTGCATCTGCATTTTTTGTTGTTCCATTTGCATTTGCATCTGCATTTCAGCTTGTTTAGACTGTGATTGGGCCTGCATCTTGGCCTGTTCCATCTGCATTTGCATCTGCATCTTCTGTTCTTCAGGGCTAGGTGGTTTAGGTTGGCCTTCCATTGCTTTAGCTTGTTGACGGAACTTATCGGCTGTTTCGTCAATCAGACCCTCAAGACCTTTACCAGCTTTAAACGCTGTAACGCCAAACTTAAGCATCTCCATCATCATCGGAGTAATCTCAGGTGTAGCTTGTGCGGCAGGAATAGCTTGGGCTAAGAATCCACCCATAGCAGATAAGAACTCCATGCGATCCGCTTTTTCCTGCTGTTCATCCTGATAAATCATTGAATCTGTAGTCACTTCAATACGGAAGTTCTTAGCAGGTTCGTTCTTTAAAAGTTGTAGGGCTTGCGGTATAAGTTGTTGATCTTGTGGGGATAATTGCATTGCACCGCTGATCTTAACGATAGTGTCATCGGTAAAATGGTTGCAAATAATCTGTGCCTTGATCTGCAACAGGGCTGTAGCAAAGTTCACTACATCGTGTTGCATGGTCTTTAAACGCCCTGAAGCGTTGTTTGACTTAATGATTTGAGCACCAAGGGTTTCGTTAGGGTCTGTCTGTCCACGCTGAATATCAGCAATACCCATGATCTCGTAGATTTGACCCTTAACCTGCTCCATAGCCTGATAAGCCATGTTTAGACCTTCGGCAATTGGCTTAATGTCTACAAGGTTAATAGCCCCAACAAGTCCACCCTTTTCGCTGAACGCACCGTAGTTCTTAACGGGTAGCAGGGAATTGTTCTCACCCTCAGTAAACAAACGGGCAAGGGATGGCTCAGAAGCGTCATATACGCCCCGAACCTTAAGTGCTTGGATAAATCCATCAATGCGATCTGCCAGCGTGTCTAGCTGTCTTGCTTGGTCTTGGTACAGAACAAAGTCAGGTACAGGGATCAAGCTGTCAGTTGTCAGGGTTGAGAACATCGGCTTTGGACATGGCCAAAAGTTTTCTAGCTTTAGCGGATCATCACGGGTATCAAGAATCTTACCCATTGATTTGTTTAGCCAAATGACCTGACCTGTAGTTTTGTCCCAAATCTCATAGACAACAGCTTCAGAAGCACCCTCGCCCATCTTCTCGTTGAAAGTTTTAGAAGTTTCAGGTTTTGTGTCCAGCGGAATCTTACCGCCTAGTTCTTCGCCAAAGCGTTCAACAAGGGCTGGTCTACCCATGTAAACCTTACGCCATACCGCTGTTACTTCTTCCCAAGTACGGGCAACGGTTAAACCAAAGTCACGCCAATGTACATAATCTACTGGAGCACATTCGTATTCAATGCGTTCTTGGTTCTCACGGTGCATACCGCCTTCAGTTTCAGCTTCGTCAATGTCCTCAGTAACCTGAAATCCATCATCGGGAGCACCGTCAGCTTCACCGCCTTCTTCACCAACAATATGTGGCTCATAGCGTACCCATGCTGTTCCACGACCACCTAATAGACGGTCTTGAACCGACTGTTTCATGGCACTAGCATAGTCACCATAATGCTCAATTTCGTACTCTAATGCCCGTTCTAGCATCATTGACGCTACACGACCTATCGGGTCATTGTCCCTAAATCTGCGTGAAACATCGGGTCTTGGAAGTCTTGCAAATACCGCTGGGGTGATGGTCTGAACATTAGACCAAAGGATATTGAACTTAGCATTGGGATTGTTGCGACTGCGTTGGTCATCACGGTAACGCTTAACAATCTTATCGGATCTGCCTTCCCATTCTTTGTATGTACGCTCATACTGGGCGATGCAGTTGTACCAATCTTCGTATTTGTGATCCATGTCTATATCCTGCGGTTTGTTTGTTTAGGCGTTTCTTTCCACATCTCGTTCAGCGTTACATCCGTTTGCCCGACATGAAGTCCTTTAATGCGGTTATCTTTAAGGATAGGGCTGTCTTCGTCTTTCCATACAATGCTGAGATAGCGGAACGCATCCGCTGAATGGCTTGTCCAATCGTGTTTCGGGCGGTCATTAAAGCATTTTTTATCATCATTCCACTCTCTTTGATATTGACGCAAACATTCGATACCTTCTTCACATCTATTATCAAACCATGCTCTAGTTAATGCAAGCCTTGTAGATTGTATTCCATCCTGAATTGACAGGTTTGGAACAATTTTTAGATGTTTTATGTCAATTTTTGCAGAAATTTGTTCGATTATGCTCTTACCACCGCTTGCTAATGTTTTTGCTCTAGCGTCATGGGGTAGGTAATGGTAACCATATTTGTATCCAAACTCATCTTCTTTTTGTGCTAGTAAACCTGTGTAGTACGGTATTGCTTGACCGTTAGATGAATGGTGATCCAGTACCCGTATTTCACCGTATACCACCTGAAACCACCAAATAGCCGTGCTGTCGTTAAATCCCAAGTCCCAAGCAGTATGGCAGGGGAACATAGGGTCATAGTCAACAGTTGTGATACGGTCTAAATCAGTAAGCCTACGCATCTCCTGACCATAATAAGCACCAAGGATAGCGGCTTCAAATGAGCATAAGAACTCTTGCTCGTATTGATTTTCTGACATGGTGGCTTTGGCATCATCTAACTCTGATTGCGGCAAAAGCATGGTTTGATCTGCCCGTAGCACTTTTGTGTACCAATTAGGCTTTTTTGTAGCTTCATTGTAGATGTCATAAAAAGCGTTGTGGCCTTTCGGTGTCCCGATGAATGTAGCCCAGCCCAATCTGTCTGCTAAAAGTGGACGGATAATTTCACCCCATACGGATGGTTTCATATCAGCCATTTCGTCTAAAACTACGCCATCTAAGAAATTTCCACGGAGTGCATCAGGATTATCAGCACCAAATAGCCTGATCCTAGCCCCGTTAATTAACTCAACCCATAGTTCAGATTGGTTGGCTTTTGTCATAACTGGTTCTGAAAAGCGTTCTAAATATCTCCAAGCAACTGATTTGGCTTGGGAGTAAAAAGGTGCGATGTAGGCGTATTGGGCGTGTTTTTTGTTTTCTAGCAGGGCTTTGACTATTAGATCGTTGATACAGGCCACAGTCTTACCACAACGCCTATGAGCTACGATTACTGCCCAGCGTTGCTCACGGTCATGGAAGTCTTCAAAAACGCTTCTAGGGCGGTATTTTAGCTTTATATCGCTATTCATCTGCCCATGAGATTCTTAGATCACCACCGTTGCTACCAGTAACTTCATTAACTTGGGTTTCTTT